GGATTGACCTGGCGCGGAATCTGTTCGCTGCCCATTTTGTGCGGACGGCGACGGCGTACACGCACCTGGTGATGCTGGACATGGATCACGCGCACTGGCCAAATGTGATCGAGCGGCTGCGGGCGCGAGTGGCGGAGGATCCGAGCCGGCTGGTGGTGAGCGGGACGTATTTCCGCAGGTGCGAGCCGCACGATCCGAATGGGTGGGTCGTGGATGCGGCGGGGCATTTCTCGAATCCGCTGGAGACGACGCCGGGGGTCTATCGCCGGGACCGGCTAGGATTGGGGTGCGTGATCATTGCGCGGGAGGTGTTCGAGCGCATCCCGCCACCATGGTTTTATTTTACTTACGACGCGACGAACTGGGAACGCGGGTTTGACGGGCACGGGGAGGACATTGTTTTTACCGGGCTGTGCCAGGAGGCGGGGATCGCGTGCTGGCAGGACGTGAGCATCGAGTCGCCGCACCTGGTGAATGGGTGGGTGACGCGCGAGACGTATCTCAAATTCATCCAGGAACATCCCGAGCAATTCGAGGAAGTTCCGATCGAGCAGGAGGCTTGATATGCCAGGGACGAAAAAGTTACGCAAGATTCAGATGGGGCGGGAGAGCACGGCGGGCGACGCGGTCGTGGCGACGACGATCTGGCGCGGACTGGGCGTGCCCGACGATCTGCGCAAGACCGAGTTCGCGGAGGAGGATGTCGGTTATCTGAGCGGAGTGGACCGGACGTACATGCCGCAATTGCTGGCGGGGCTGGCCATGGAAGCGGTGCCGGCGACGTTCGAGCAGATCGTGCACATTTTGGAGGCGGGCATCAAGACCGCTACGCCCACGTCGGACGGGGCCGGGACGGGCCGGATTTATGCCTACGCCTTCCCGACCACGGCGAAGAACACGATCAAGACCTACACCCTCGAGGCCGGCGATGACCAGGCGGCGGAGGAGATGGAATACTGCTACGTCGAGTCGTTCAAACTGAGCGGCAAGGCGGGCGCGGCGCTGATGATGAGCGCCGAATGGCGCGGGCGGCAACTCTCGACGACGTCGTTCACGACCGGGCTGAGCCTGGTCGTGGTCGAGGAGATCCTGTTCTCGAAGAGCACCATCGCTATTGACGCCGTCTCTGGCTCGATCGGGGCGACGGTGAAAAGCAGCACATTGCTATCTGCCGACCTGGATGTGAAGACCGGATGGACACACGTGTTCACTGGCGACGGGCAACTCTATTTCACGTTCGCCAAATCTACTGAGCCAGAGGTGACGTTGGATATCACGTTCGAGCACGATGCGACGAGCGTGGCTGAGAAGGTGATCTGGCGGGCGCAGACGCCGCGGCTCATTCGACTCAAGGTCCAGGGAAGTGCGCTGTCGAGCGCGGGGACGACGTACACGTACAAGACGCTGATCATTGACCTGGCCGGCAAGTGGGAAAAGTTTGACAAGATCGGCGAGCAGGATGGCAACGACATCATCAAGGCGAAATTCCGGGGGCGTTATAACACGACCGGGGCGCAATTCGCGACCATCACGGTCGTGAATGAGCTGGCGTCGGTGCCATGAGCGAGATCCATCTGCACGTGACGAAGGAACGGCTGGACGAGCTGCTGCTGGACGAGGTGATCGCGCTGGAGGAGCCGCAGGCGGCGTCGGCGCGGCAACTGCGGGATGCGGTGGCGCGGTTCGTGGTGGATGAGAAGGGCGCGTACCTGCCGGCGGCGGAGGCACGGCGGGCGCTGGGGCACGTGACGCAGGCGAGGTTTGTGGAGATCGCGCACGACCTATTCGCCCAGGTCAGAGGCCTGGCGGTAAACCCTACGAAGCCCGGCGAATAGCGTCGGGGCAATCGGTGGGGTGGATGACGGCGCTGGCGCTGGCGGAGCGCTGGGGGTGCCCTCCGTGGGAAATAATGGATGAGCGCGCGCCAAGGCCTGGCGCGCGCTTATTGTGGAGGCTGCGTTGGCTGGAATGGCAGGGGGCAAGGCCGGAGGCGCTGGTGCAACGGGACTGGGGCGAGGCATGGCGGTAACTCTTATTACCGAAACTGATAGTTGACAAGCGGCGTGAAATCATGCTATACTAGTGGCATCCCTAGCAGGATATCGAGCGGCTTTTTTATTGCCGATCGTCGTTCGTGAATTATCTCACGGGCAAAGGCCCGCGATTGGCAAGAGCTGCTCTTCCTGCTAGGGATAGATCGGCAATGCCAATCGCGGGCTTTTGCGTTAACAAACGGGTTGCCCACCCTGAGATGAGACCTCAGGGTGGGCGGTGGGGCGGAGAGCCTGCCCCACAGACCCCATTCTACCATAAGGAGAGCAAGATGTCAGACCAAACGTTAGCCCAAGCGAATCAACAGGCAAACCAATGGGCGTATGAAAAGGCGCATAGATGCCTGGCTACTCACGGCTATTGGCCAGGGCCGGAGGAATTGAGCGTCAAGTTTTTCACCAAAGGAATGGAGGATGGCAGGAAATGGGCTACCAATAACATCGAGGAGTGCCTGCCGCACCTGACCCTGGAAGAACTGATGGCCATCCAGTACGCTGGGGCGATTTTGATGGACGAGGAGTGGCGCGACATTGCGGGTTTCCCTGGCTATCAGGTCAGTGACCAGGGAAGAATGCGGTCAAACCACAAAGGAGGTGTTTGGAAACTATTGAAGCGAAGTCCTAGGACAGGTGGATATCTTACCGTGAGTTTGTATGATTATCCGGCCAAGAAGTCAAGCAAGGATGTTCACGATTTGGTTCTGGAGACGTTTGTTGGGCTTAAACCGGTTGGTATGGAAGCTCGTCACTTGAACAGTGACAGGACGGATAATTATCTCACAAACCTGAGATGGGCCACTCATGCAGTGAACATACAAGATAAAGTAATCCGAGGTTCACAACGCGGTTCAAAGAATCCCCAATCTAAACTGAATGAAGCTCAGGTGTTGACCATCCGCAAGGAATATCATCTTGGGGATGGCCCATCTTTGGCGGATAAGTACGATGTTTCAAACACGACGATTTGGCGTGTGGTGACAAGACAATCTTGGCGACATGTGGAGTGAAAAGTGACTGAAACCTCTGAACTAAAAATCATCATCACGGCCGATGATAAAAGCAAAGAAATCTTGGCGGGGAATAAAAAGAGCCTGCTGGACCTGGGCGAACTGGCGGGCGGCGCGCTGAAGCTGGGGTTGGCGGTCGGCGCGGCGGGCGTGGCGACGCTGGGGGCTGCGCTGTTTTCGAGCGTGGGCGCGGCGGGCGAATCTGAATTGGCGCTGGCCGATCTGGATGCTACACTGAAATCTACTGCGGCGGCGTTCAATCAAACCGCGGATGCCATCCCGCACGCGACGGATGAGGCGGCGGCGGCGATTGAAAAGGTGTCGACTGAGCATACCGAGGGCATTACGAAGGTCACCGAGGAGGGCACTGAAAAAGCGGCAGACCTGAGCGAGCGCGTCGTCGAGTTGAGCGAGAACCTGGCTGAGCGGCAGGCGACGATTCAGGGCCAGATGGCAGAGGAGGCCGACAGTTTCAACGACCGGATGGCCGAATCGTCGCGCGCGCTGAACGAGCGATTGGGCGAGATGGTCGAGGCGCACGCGGAACGCGTTTCGAGCTTGCAGGATCAGATCGCGGCTGGGAATGATGGTTTCAACGACCGGATGGCCGAATCGTCGCGCGCGCTGAACGAGCGATTGGGCGAGATGGTCGAGGCGTACGCGGAACGCGTTTCGGGCTTGCAGGATCAGATTACGGGAGTGACCGAGGGTGCGGACGAACGGCGGCGCACGCAGCAAGAGCGATTGCAGGAGACGATTGCGAACATCGAGGAGCGCACGGTCGAGCGACGAGAGGCGCTGCAGGAGCGCCTGGCCGAGACCGAGGATGCGACGCAGCGCGTCAAATTGGAGGCGCAACTCGCAAAGCTGGACGAGACGGCGGCAAAGGAAAAATCGAAGGCGGAGGCGAAGGCTGCGGCTGAGGAGGAGCGGCAAAAGCGCGCGGACGACAAGCGCCTGGTGCAATTGCAGGGGCGATTGAACAAGGAGAATACCGAGTACGCCAAACAACAAGCAAAGTTGAGCGCGGATGTTGAGCGGCAGGAAGCCAAGTACAAGGAGGAACACGACAAGAAACTGGCGGCGCTGAAGGCGACGCTTGACAAGGAGAATGCAGAATATACCAAGCAGCAGGCAAAGTTGCGCGCGGGTGCTGCGCGGCGAGAGGCCGAGTACAAGGAGGAACACGACAAGAAACTGGCGGCGGTGAAGGCGACGCTGGATCGGGAAAATGCCGAGTACGCCAAGCAATCTGCCAAGATTCGAGCTGAGCAGACCAAGGTTGAGACTGAAACGAAGGTCCACCTGGCTAAGCTCGAGGCGGATTATGGCGAGGCGATGGGAAAGGTGGCTGAGAAGTTCAGCGCCATCGAGCGCGGGTTGGTGGCGCCCCAGCGCGCATCCCAGATATCGCGGCAAGCGATCCTGGACCAGGCGGACGCGCTGCAGAACCTGACGCGGTTCGAGGATGACACGATCATCAGCGGCCAATCTATGTTGCTGACGTTCACGAACATCGGCGCGAACGTGTTTCCGCAGGCGACTGAGGCCATACTTGACATGGCTACGAAGTTTAAAGGAATGGGCGTCGACAGTGCGGCGATCATGCTGGGCAAGGCGTTGCAAGACCCCATCACCGGGGTGACGGCGCTAAAGCGCGCGGGGGTCATGTTAAATGATACGATGATGGATCAGGTCAAGGCATTCATGGATGTAGGGAACATTGAGGGCGCGCAAAAGATCATCTTGAAGGAGCTACAGACCGAATTGGACAAGTCGGCCATTGCCGCGGGTGCTACACTCGTGGGCAAGCTGGACATTTTGAAAAATAAATTCGGGGATGTGCAAGAGAAGATCGGCGGGGGAATGGTGCCGGGCTTGACGATTTTGGGCAACAAGTTGATCGAGGTGTTGGACAAGCCGGAGGTACAGGCGGCGATCGCATCGCTTTCGATCTGGTTGGGCACAGAATTGCCGAAGGCGATCGAGTGGGGAACAAAGCTGCTGATGGATTTGCAGGAGGGCGGGCTTTCGGGCGTGCTGACGAAGGCGAAGGCGTGGAGCGAGGACCCGGCGACGAAGGCATTTTTGCAGGGGATAGGGTCACAGGTCGGGACTGGGATCGTGGAGGGAGTGCGGATAACGGTGACAAATGCGCCGATATGGATCGGCCTGGCCGCAGAAATGGGCAATGTCGCTATTCCCATCATCACGGAATCGGCAAAGGCATTCGGGGGCGCGATGTTTCAGAGCATCCTTGAGGGGATGGGACTGTCGAAGGATCTATCGGCGAAACTAACGCCGATTATTATGGCGGGCGCCGGCGCAGCTGGCGCGGCGGCTGCGGGACCGATGGGACCTGTGGCTGGCGCAGCTGGCGCTGGTGCAGGCATGTGGGAACAATTGAGGAATTTATTAGGATTTCAGAGCGGCGGAGTGGTGCCGGGGACGCTGGGCGCGCCGCGGTTGGCGATGGTGCATGGTGGGGAGACGATCACGCCAGCGGGTGGTAGTAGCGGTAATCTTACTTTCATATACAGCCCGCAGATGAGCCTGGCGGACGAGCGGGAGATTCAATCGAAGCTGATCCCTGCGCTGGACCGGTGGTACGCTGACGCCAGACGAAGGCGAGTGGTCGCGTAAAATGACGCTGTCCATGAACGTGTACGTGGATTGGAACAACGACGGCGCGTTCGAGGCGGATGAGAATGGCCGGCTCAGGTCGGTCTCTATCACGCGCGGACGCGATGGATTGTTGAGCGCCGAGGAATTTGCGCGGATGAAGGTCGGCGAATGCCGCGTGACGCTGGACAATTGGGATCGGCGGTTTGATCCCTGGTATGCGACCAGCCTGCTCTATCCGAATGTCGTGCCTGGGCGGGAATTTCATTTGAGGGTGTTGGACGGTGCAACGCCCTACAATCTGTTTCGGGGCCGGATAGACGACATTGATTCCGTGCGCCAACGGAGCGACCCGACCGTGACGCTGATCGCGGTGGATGGCTGGCGATTGCTCAGCGACCGGCGGTCAACGATCGCGCTGCAGACCGGCGCGACGACGGATGATCTGCTCGACGCTGTGCTGACTGACGTGGGATGGCCGGCGGCGTGGGGGAGGAGTTTGAATGTCGGAAGCGATACGATCCCGTATGCCTGGGTCAACGACCAGGCCGCGTACGACGCGATCCACGACATGGTCGAGAGTGAGATGGGCTACGTCTACGTTGGAGCGGATGGCAAGATTTATTTTCAATCACGCGCAAATCTGATGCTGGCGGCTTCGGCGTTTACGCTCGACCAGAGCGAGGTGGCGGCGGAGAACGTGGTCAGCAATCCCTGGGAATTTGTGAAAAATAAGGTCAGTGTGAAGGCGTTCCCGCGCAAACTGGGAAGCTCGACCGAGATCTGGCGATTGGAGGAGGTGCGGATCGTCCAGCCTGGCCAGGCGGTGACGATCTGGGGCACATTCCGAGATTCCAATTACGTGGCCACGATCGCGCAGGAGGTGGTGGATCCGGCCGCCACGACGGACTATACGATGAACACGCTGGCGAATGGGACCGGCACGGACCTGACAGGCAGCTTTAGCGTGACGCCGAGCATTTTCGCGGGCAGCGTCAAGCTGGTGGTGACGAACAACAGCGCATTCACGGGGTACATCACGTTGCTGAAGATACGAGGGAAACCGCTGGAGCTCCTGAGCGTGTCGGCCAGCATCAGCGAGAATACGTCGAGCCAGACGACCTACGGCAAACGAGAATTGTCGCTGGAATTGGTCTACCAGCAGCAGACGGCCGTGGCGGTGGATTTCAGCGATTGGCTGGTGTCGTGGCTGGCGACTCCGTTACCGGCGCTGGTGGTGGAGATCGTGGATCGCCCGTCGCTGCAGTTCGGGTATGACCTGGGGACGGTGATCACGTTCACGTCGGCTTACCTGGGATTGAATCACCGATTCAGAATCGGGAAAATCCAGCATGATGGAGAGGCGCCGTTTCAGGTGTGGCGGACGCGGTGGACGCTCGAGCCGGTGGATCAGGTTACGGGTTATTGGCAACTCGGGGTGACGGGGCACGACGAACTGGGAGTGAATACGCGGCTGGCGTATTAGGAGCACGACACGGATTCGGGCACGGATACACGGATGGGAGGGGACGGTTCACGAACCGCCCGTACAGGTAATGTGAATTGTCAAAACAGGGGGCAGGATGAACGCGACAGATCGGATCACTTGGGCGAAAACGAGCAAGGGGACGCGGATCGGGACGGCATTTGACATGGTCAGCGCGCTGCGGGGCGGCGATGGCCCGACGCTGATGGTGTGGTTGATGCGCCAGGCGCACGCGGTCGGGTTCGATTTCGATCCGCACACGCGGGGGAGTGTGCGGGCGGAGATCAATCACGGGCGGTGGATCGCGCACTGCGCGTGCGGCGGGGCGGAGGACGTGGCGCCGGCTGAGCCGGTGTTCTATTGCCTGAGCTGCGGGAATGCGGATAACGATGGGCACGTGATGACGATAGAGTTCCCAGTGGATCGGGAGGCGATCGAGGCGGCGCTGTTGAAGCGGCCCGAAATGGAGAATCGCAACTGGCAGCCTGGAGAATGTGTGGACGATCTGATCAGGGAAAATAGGGAACATGGCCTGGACGACACCGGCGACGCAGACTAACACAACACTCGTGACGGCCGCTCTATGGAACGAGCAGATCACGAATAACATGCAGTTCATGGGGGCGGCGCATGACCATAGCGGGGACGCCGGCGATGGCGTGACGCTGACACCGATCCCCTCCGGCATGATCGGGATGTTTGATGCGTCGTGTCCAGCCGGCTGGACACGGGTATCTGCTTGGGACGCCAAGTTCATTCGAGGCGCTGCCTCTTACGGCGGGACGGGCGGGGCGGATACGCACACGCACGCCGGGCCGAGCCACACGCACGGGATCGTGGCGCACGGGCACGTTGCATCATCGCACAATCACACGGGACCGAGCCATACGCACGCGCAGAACAGTGGTGGGGATGAGGACGAGTACAACCAGGATGAGATCGTTGCCGCCAATTTATATGGCGGATTGTTTCGAGATCAGGTTGGTGGTGGATCTACTGTGATGAAATACCTCGGCTCGGGTGTATCGGCAGGCGGGACTGCCGCCTGTGGCTCAGATACCCATGACGTGGACAATGCCGCAGCGGCAACGTCGGGCGCGGGAACGGGCACGAGTGGAAGCGCCTCATCATTACCCGCTTACGCCAACGTGATATTCTGCAAGAAGAATTGAGGGCGCATCACGATGCGCCCCTACGTGAAATATGGCCTGGACAGCAACTTCGACGAAAACAACCGGCACCCTGGTCACGGCTGCGATCTGGAATGAGCAGGTCGCGGCCAACATGACGTTTCTGGGTGCGAGCCACGATCACAGCGGACATCCTGGCGATGGGGCGACGATTGCGGGCGGCGCGCCATCGGGCCTGATCCTGCCATCCGACGTGGCTTGCCCGGCGGGATGGACACGGTTCAGCGCCCTGGATAACAAGATGATTCGAGCCTTCGCGACCTATGGCGGGACGGGCGGGGCGGATACGCACGTGCATGCCGGGCCGAGCCATACGCACGGCGTAGGGTCGCATTCGCACACGGGCGTTGCGCACACGCACACGGGGCCATCGCATTATCATTCACAAAATAGTCCTGGCGACACGGCGGCGGACGATACGGCAGCGGGATCTGGAATGTGGGCGGCGACACGGGCGGGTAGCGTGATCTACATGTGTGGCGCTGGCGCTGCATCCGGTAGTTACATGGGCGCTGGTACTGCCAATGATGGAACGGGTGCAACCAGTTCGGCGAATGCGGACACGGCCAGCGCGACGGGGACGACAAACGCGGGTGGGACAGGGAACACGAACTCCGGCAACACGTTGCCCCCATACGCCGGGATTATTTTCTGCAAGAAGGATTGAGTGAGGGCGCATCACGATGCGCCCCTACGTGAAATATGGCTTGGACTGCACCGGCAACACAGACGACGAATACTCACATGACGGCTGCCATCTGGAACGAGCAGGTGACCAATAACCTGGCGTTCCTGGGGACGAATCATGATCACACTGGAGATGCGGGCGATGGGGCGACGATCACTAGCCTGCTGCGCTCTGGCACGATCGGGATATTCGACGCGGCGTGCCCCGGCGGGTGGACGCGTGTTTCGGCATGGGATGGGAAATTCCTGCTCGGATCTTCCATCTATGTTGAATCGCCGGGCGGAGTGACAAGCCATACACACACGACTGCTGCGCACGTCCACATGAATGCGGGCCATACGCATGGCTGGTCTCATGCGCACACGGGACCATCACACACTCACAGCCAGGTTAATATCGGGGCGGCGACAAATCAAGTCGCCACGTACAAGGTTCAGACCGAGGCGGACGCTGGTGCATTCATAGGCAATCAAATGTGGTGGGGCGGGGCCGGCGGCGGGGCTGGGCCCAAGAAGGTGATGGCGTCTGGTGTTGCTGCGGCGGGGACGGGCAGCACTGGAAATGGTGCGGGCGCGACCTCGAACGGCGGGACGGCTGACACAGAGAGCACAGCGGGTGCGGCCACGGGGAGCGCGGACAATCTGCCGACGTACATTGACGTGGTGTTTTGCAAGAAGGATTGAATCACTGAGGCACTGATAGGAATGAGGGCACTGAGGGTGCACGCCATGCGCCCCACATAGTGCAGGTAATGCGTATTCTCTAGACAGGGGGAGACGATGAATGAGAATGGGAACGGGAAAAAGTCGGCAAGGGATATCCCGACCAGGGTGACATTGGACGATTTGAACCTGGGCGAGGCGGATCATCCGGGGGAGGATCGGATCTGTATCGTGCGGAATCACGTGACGGGTGATCTGTCGTGGCGATTCGCGTGCCCGCAGGCGGATCCGATAGGGATGTTGTTTCGGGCGCTCTTCCACCAGTTGATGGCGGAATCGGGCTGGCGGCGGCGGATCGAGGCGCTGGAAAAACAGTTGAAGGAGAGCAGCGACGCGCGCGCCGGACCGGAATAAAAAACCACCACGGCGGCGACCGTGGTGGAGTGCAGTGATCTGGCCGGGACACGGCCAGCATCCCACGACCCTTGCGGTGTGCGTGGGTGGCTGACAAAATTCAACGATTGAATTTTACCACGATAAATGACGATTGGCAACCGGCATTGAGAGGGCGCGGCAGCACCGCGCCCCTACAGGCGCCAATTGGCAACCGGCGAGGCGAGGCGGTGGGCGGCCTCGATGTCGGTCTGGGCGATGGCGAGATAGCGGCGCACCATGTCGAGCGTGGTGTGGCCGAGAATCCTCTGCAGCGTGTAGACATCCCCCTTGTTCCTCAGATATTGAATCGCAAATGTGTGGCGAAACCGGTGCGGGTGCACGTCGGCGACGCCGGCGCGCTGGCCAATGCGCTGCAGGACGTGGTACAGGTCGCGGGCATCGAGCGGGCCACGCCGATCGGGGCAATCCCGCTCGGCTGCGGTCCAGGCCGGAAACAGCGGGGCGCTGACGGGGTCGGCTTTGCGGCCGGCCAGGTAACGCCAAAGGACTTGGCCGGTGATCGAGTCGAGTGGGTGTGATCGTCGCGGTTGGCATGATCGTGGGCGCGATGGCTGTTGGCGGTGTGCATCCTGCTGACACGGTTTCTTTTATCATCTCACCGTTTTTGAGCATGGCGAAGCAATCGTAACCTGTGGCTTTGTTGCGCCTATATTGGGCGGCTTGGGCGTTGAGTTGGACGTCTGTCATGGGCAGCACGAGCGCGGCATCAGCCTTGTTGCGCCAGACGAAGAGGTAGCAAGAATCGCGTCGGTATCTGTCACAGTATTCTTTGAGTTGTTTCTCGAGCTGGGGTGGGTTCTCGATCAAGGCTGGGTCGGCCAGGAGGAAATCGTTCAAGCCTTGTTCGCCCAACTTTTGCAGAGTTGGCGCATTGGGCGACGGAGTTGGGACGACGATGGGATGGGTGATGATGGGCGGGGGCGACGCCGGCGGCGGCTGGCTTGCCATGCGGGCGCGGTTGGCATAGACGATGGCGCCGCCCAGGGCGACCAGGCCACAACAGGTTGGAACGACGAAAAGTATAACGGAAATGATATAGTAAGCTGGGCTGTGATGCTGCATCTAGCTTTCTCCGCCGAGGATGCGCGGCGCCCAACTAAGCCAGCACCAGCGCCGCTGCCGGGTGCGCATCTCGGCCAAGATGGCGCGCCAGTGCCGGCGCGGGATGCGGATCAGCAGCCAGTTAAACCGAATTGCCTTGAGGGCTGACCGTGTATCCACGTTTTCTCTCAGCCACGTACGTTTTGAGCATCCCCAACCAGAGTTCTTGTTCCTCGGTGGTCAGATAGGCGAATTCCTGGTTCATCTCTCGGATCGTGGGCGTGTCAGTGGGAGGCTCTGGCTCGATCATGCCCGCGCGTTGAAACGCTTCGCGGCGGGTTATCCCGAACGCTTGTGCTATCCCCTTCAAGAAATCAGGTCCTGGATTGGCGACGCCGCTCATTACCTGGGAAAACATGGATGGAGATATACCGCTTCGCCTGGCGGCTTCACTTTGTGACCAACCCCGTGTTCGTAGCTGTTCATTCAGCCAATTTTCAAGTGATTCCATGCTTTTATAAGTCTACTCCTAATTTCAATCAATTTGCTTACGATACGATAACTATAAATCTATTGACAAATCCCTAAATCCATGATAGTATATTCAGTGTACTGATTTGTGAGTTGATTGATAGGAGCACGCGAATGGAGCAAGAGAGAGTCGAGAGTATTACTATCAGCCTCTATCCATCTCAGAAAGCTAAGGTCGAGCGCATCATGCAGGCGCTCAAGATCCGGAAATTCGCTCAGGCGATCCAGCGGCTGGTGGACGAAGCGCCGGAGCCGCAACCATCGGTTGAGAACGGCCAGGCGGCGGTCGCCAGGCCGTAGGGTGTTGGCCGGCCCGCTACGCTCGACCAGGTGGTGGAGGGGCGGCTTGCGCGCGTGATGTTTTTCGCGCCACCCAAAAAGCCGGATACCAGCGGCGGTGCACATACCGCTGGAAACATTGGGGCGGGCCTATTTTTCCCCAGGAGGTTGTCATGGACGTTCAGGTATCGTCGGTCGTGTCGGTTCAGATCGCGCTGACGGAGCGCGAGGCGCATGAGTTTATCTCGGATCCCTCTGAGATTCAGAAGCGCGTGTACGAGCTGCTTTTCCCCGTGAATGCCAAATCCACCAAGCCAGCAGGGCGATCCCCAAAAGCGGCCGCTCGCAAGAGCGGGAAGCAAGCTGGGCGAAGCTCTGGGACTTTGATCTGCCCGCATTGCGACAAGGTGTTCAAATATCGCAAACTTTTCGACAAGCACGTGGTGAAACACAGCGCTGCGGGCACTGCGGCCGGCTGATTGACTCGGGCAATCTGCCGATCGGGAACCAATGCGGGATGTGTGTGAATGATGAACATCTGCGAGGTGGTGGCGATGGCGGGATTGGCTGAGACGGCGGTGGCGCTGGTGGCGGCGCTGGAGGGGATGCGCGGCCGGGGCGAGCCGCGCTGGACGCGATTGGATTGGTTCATGCTGGCCGCGGGCATTGCGGTAATCGTTGTTATCAGAATAGTAGGAGGATGAAATGACCAACGGAAAACGCAAACACGCAAAATTGTGGCGACACGCAATTTCGATCCGGCATCGTGTGAGTGGTCCGCACACAGGCACGTTCAAAAAGCACGGGCCAGGGAGGAGGCATCACTAGAATGGGCGATAGACATAAACCCAAACCGCTACCGCGGCCACCGATCCCGAATCCGCCGCGGCCAAAGTGAGGAGGCGTGAGATGGATATGCGCACGATGACCCCAGTTCGCAGTGTCGTGGTGGCACCACAGTGGATCGTGGCGCCCGAGCTGCCCGCACAGCCGCACCTGCCGCTCGACGTGCAGGAAAAGCGGCGACATGAGGATGAGGAAAAGGGCCGCGTGTGGGAGCGCGCTTTTGAATTATGGCAGGCGGGCGGTTGGAAATCACGCGGCGGCAAGATCTCGCTCGAGACCCAGCGCACATACGTATCCTCGGTCAACCGATTTTTCCAGTACGCTGCGGGCGTCGCGCCGTGGCGAGTGCTGGAGAGCCACGTGGTCGCCTGGCAGAAACAAATGGAGGCGCAGGGCGTGGCCAGCACGACGATCAATCTGCGGCTCTCCGGGCTGTCCTCGCTGTATCGTTTCCTGCTGCGGTTCCCCTATCCCGATCCAGTTACCGGCGAATCGAAGTATCTGATCGCGCGGAATCCCGTGACGTGCGACCGCGCGCACGTGGACCCGTACGCTGACGCGGACGCGTTGAGCGTGGACGAGGCGCGGGCGCTGTTGATGCGCGGTTGCGACCGGAACACGCTGGAGGGATTGCGGAACTTTGCGTTATTCCACACGTATCTGTACACCGGCTGCCGCGTGTCCGAGGTGCTGCGATTGCGGTGGGGCGACCTGGCCGAGGACAAGGGCCGCATGTTCTACAAATGGCTCGGCAAAGGTGGCAAATCCGGCACGTATGAGTTGCCGCGCGGGTCGTTCGATGCGATCCGCGCGTACCTGGCGGCGGCTGGCCGGCTGGAGACGATCGGCGCGGACGAGTACATTTTCATCGCACTGACGGACGCGGCGCGTCACCTGGATGCTTGGCGGGCCAGGCAGCGCGGATCGGCGATCCCCGTACGCAGCGAGCAACGGCCGATCACGCCGGCGCGCGTGTCGGTGATCCTCAAACAGTGTGCGCGGCGGGCGGGGCTGGATCCGGAGCGGGTCCATCCGCACATCCTGCGGCATACGGCGGCGGATCTGATTGACGAGGCGAGTGGCGGGAACCTGCTGGATGTGCAAGAGTTTCTGCATCATAGCTCGCTGGCGATCACGCAGATTTATCTCAAGCGGCGCAAGAAAAACACGAATCCGCATTGGATGAAAGTGGAGGCGATGCTGGGAGTGTGAAATGAACAATTCTGGTGATGGCGCTGCCGTTTGGATCATGTTCGTGATCCTTGTGATTCTGGCGTGCATCGGCACTGGCACTATGGTCGCCTGGTTCGTATCAATTCCGTAAAGAATCAGCAGCCAGGGCAGGGCGTCTGGGGCGCCCTGGCGGTGATACGTTCACCGTGGAGTTGCGCCCGCCTGGCTGCTGAGATTCTCAGAATGGCAAGGGAGGTGGCATGAACGGGTGGAATCTCAGGCTGTTGTTGCGCATGACGCTGAACGAGCACGAGGATCGGCGCTATCTAGGGATGAGCGCGATCGGCAAGTGCGCGCGATTTCTGTATGGCGAGATGGTGAATGGTCGTCAGGCGCCTTCGGAAAAATCGAAGTGGTATTTCCACGAGGGTTACTTGCACGAGCGCGACGTGATCGAGCGGATCGCCGAGATGGGCGTCGCGATCGAACATCACAACCGCGAGCTGATCGCGCCGTTCGACAACCGGTTTCGCGGGCACATTGACGGCGAGATCGAGGGCGACCTGCTCGAGATCAAGAGTGTGGACGACGAGCGGTTTTGTCGCGTGATGGATTCGGGGCGGCCATTCGAGGAGCACATGGACCAGGTGCAGATGTACATGCGCTATGGCGGATACGTGCGGGCGCTGCTGGTGTACAAGTGCCGGAACACGGGCGACGTGCTCGTGAAGAAGATCGAGCGGGACGAGCGGCGCGGGTCGGCGCTGGAACAAAAGGCGATGGCGATCCTGGCGGCGGTGGATGCGGGCGAGCCGCCGGCGTGCACGTGCGGACATTGCCCGTTGCGGTAATCGCCGTTAGCAGAACAAAGGAGGAACGATGTACATGCAGTGTGGAGAGCACACGGTCAAGGCGGAATTCATTTTGAAACACGAACCGGTGGCGAATCTGGACAAGTTCATCGAGTTCGAGCTGGAGGGCACGCGCATGGTCCGCCGGCTCGTGGTGACCGTCAAGCAGTTCGGGCGCGAAATCAGCATCGCCTCGCCGGTGGGGCTGAAATTGGCGAACGCCAAAGCTGGCGATTCGTTCACGATCACGCGGCCTAAGCCCGATGAATATTCAGTTGGTAAGGTTCTATCCATTTCGGATAGTGTAGCACAGGCGGCGACATGAACGAGATCGGGAATGTTTCGGGGCTGGTTGCGGTCGCCATCGGGATGATCTCGTTTGGGATCATTTATAACGTGATCATTGCCTGGATGGAGCAACACGGGTACAACGAGGGATATACCGCATTCGAGGTCGTCGTCGGCGTTGCAGGGACGCTGATGTTTGTGGCGCTGTTGGATTGGCGAGCGGCGCTGACGTGCCTGGCGGCGTTTGCATTTAGCGGAACGCCGATGGTGTTGGGAAGTTGGTGGCGGCACGTGCGGGCGCGCCGGCACGCGCAGGAGTTGCTGAGGCGGGGGGATGACGCAAGCACGAGCCTGGCCGAATGACGCTGCCGAGGCGCGCGACCGGTCGGCTGAGCTGGCGATGCGGGGGGCGCGGCTGCTGCGCCCGCTGGTGAACGGCGAGCGGCTGGATCAGACGGAGACGCTGCGGCGGATGGCACAGGCGCTGGATGCGTTTGAGATGATCCTGCGGCACTTGGAGCACGTAGGGGCCAGGACGAGACCGGAGTAAGACGGAGGATGGAATGAGCGAGCAATCAGAAAACCCTTTGTGGGCAGTCGTGGAAATATTTGGGCATCAGACCTATGTGGGTCAGGTGCAAGAACATGCCATCGGCGGCTGCACATTTGTGCGAGTGGATGTGCCGGCTACCGGCGATCAGCCCGCGTATACCAAGTTTTTCGGCAACGGCGCGATCTACTCGATTACGCCGGTGGCTGAGGATTTGGCGAGAGAACTGGCCAGAAAGTTCAGGCCATCGCCCATTGCAACATTTTTATTGCCCGCTCCACACGAGCATCGAGAGCGCAGCTATGAGGCTGATCGTGATTATGGTGTGGATGCTACCGGTCAAGAGGATGATGAAGAGGATAATCTGTTTTAGTCGTATAAATAATTCGTATCGGTAATGCGTCTTACCAGATAGGCGATTGCATGTCAACGAATGGGCCGCATTGCCGGCGGTGCGGGCGGGCGCTGCGGTCGCCGGCGAGTGTGACGAAGGGGATTGGGCCGGAGTGTGAGGGGCGGCATCCCGCTCAGAGCGGGCGGGGCCTTGTCCGCGGACATGCGCCGGGGGGCATGACACGGATTCGCACAGATGACACGGATGGGAGGGCACGGCAAGAGGAATGCCGTGCCCCGACGATGATCAAAGGAGAGTGGACGATGAAGGCAGAGGATTTGAGGATCGAGTGGGTTCCGCTGGATGCGATTCAGCCGAATCCGTGGCAGGTACGCTCGGGTGAGGCGGCGGACCAGGTGCAGGCGTTGGCGCGGGATATTGCCGAGCGCGGGTTGTTGCAGGTGCCGGTGGCGCGCCGGACGGAGAATGGCCAGGCGCAACTGGCGTTTGGGCACACGCGGTTGGCGGCATTCCGGTTGCTGGCGGAGACGGACCACGGCGCGGATTTTCAGACGATGCCGCTGGTGATCCGCGAGCTGGGCGACCAGGAGATGGCTGAGTTTGCGATCGCGGAGAATATCCAGCGCAAGGATCTGTCGGCGATCGAGAAGGCGCGGGCGCTGCAGCGGTATTGCGCGGATTTCGGCAAGACGCAGGCCGAGGCGGGGGAGCGATTCAGCCTGGGGCAGAGTGCGGTGTCGCACCTGCTGCGGTTGCTGGAACTGCCTGAGCCGGTGCAGGACCTGGTGAATGGCGGCGAATTGCCGGAGCGATTCGCGCGGCAGTTGGTGAGCCTGGCCAGGGTGGCGCCGGAGGACGTGGTCCATGCGGCGGTGGTCATCGCCGAGACGGAACCGGAGGACCGCGAGGAGGCCGCCGATCAGCAATTGGATGCTTTGCTCGACGAGCATGGGCGGGCATTGGAGGCGCGCAGCGGATGCTATTGGGAGCCAGACTGGAAGCCATCGGATGACGCGATCATGTGCGGAGTCTGCCCGTCGAGGGTGACGATGCGCAGGCAGGAGAATTGCACCGACCTGGCGTGCTTCGAGGCGCGCCAGGAGGCGTGGCAGCAGCGCGAACTGGAGCGGATCTCGGATAAATTCCATATTCCGATGGCGCGGGCGGATGAGGCCAAGCCACTCCAGATTGGCTATAACAATCTCAATCTGGTCAAGGGCATGCTCAAGCGCAAGGTCAAGCCGGATTGCCTGCGCGTGATGGCCCTTCCAGAGGGCGCTTATGGATGGGGCTATCACGCGGATGCGCTGGGCAGCAAGGTGGTCGTGCTCGGCTCGATTGATCCGGCTGTTCTCTTTCAAGAACAGAGGGCGAAGGAGGCCAAGGCGGCGGGCCAGGATGCGCTCGCCGTGGACGATCCGAAGGCGCAAACTGAAGCGCAGGAATCCGAACGCGAGGAACGGCGGGAGCAGAAGGCGGCGGCGCGCCGGGCGCAGTGGGACATCCCATGGTTGATCTTTCACACGGCTGAATCGTGCGCGGCCCAGGTAACGGCCACCGGCAAGACGCTCGATTGGCTGGTCGAGATGGCGCGCGCGCAATATTCGACGCCGACGGGCTGGTCGCAATTTGACGATCTGTTCGATCCGCTCGACAACAAGTTCGGGGTCTTGGACCTGGGCAGGGTAAGCGAGGCGGACAAGCGGATAGAAGCGCTCATGGTATGTTTGTCCAGTGAGATTGACACGCGCTATGACCCCAGCAAGCGGTACGACTGGCCGTGCGCGCTCGAGGAGGTCGAGAAGAAGGCGGGCGAGTTGGAGCTGCGGTTGCCGAAGGGCTGGGATATGCCGCCGGTGCAGCAGACGCTGACGAATTGCCACGTGTGCGGGCGATTCACGAGCATGGATCGCGTCACTCAGCGCGATCAGGAGGAGGGCTGGCAGGTCGAGGGCGAGTGGGTGACGTGCTCGGATGAGTGCCGGGCGAAAGTGGTCCAGCCGGCGGCGATGAAAAAGGCCAAGCCGGCGGCGGCGAAAAAACCGGCCGCGGCGCGGAAGGCGAAGCGCAAGTGATGGATTGCGGGGCGTGGTGGCTGTGGCGGAGGGCGCTGCCGCGGTGGGTATACCTGCTGCATTGTGTGCTGGCCTGGCGGATCGCGCGGCGGGGCGAGGGGCGAGGCGATGTCTGACGATATGCCTGTTTCGTTCCAAGTGCAGAGCGGTATCCAGAAGCGGCTCGAGCACTATGCTACCGAGCCGACCACGTCGGTCGAGGGCAATCCAAAATGCCCGCATTGCCGGTGCAAGGAATTTTGGATTCTGCCATTCAGCAGCCTGGTTATTTGCCGCAAGTGCGGCTTGATTTTCGACGAGTCGCTGGCGGATACCGGGCCGGAGAGTGCGACGTGATCGAATCATTTTTCTCTACCTCTTGCATTTGCCGGGCTTGTTCCAAATCTCGGCAGGAGACTTGATTGCGGGTCTCATGTTCTGGCCGGTGCTGGTATGCGGCATCCGGTTCTATTGGCCATTGACGCTGGCGCTGGCCGGATGGCTGGATCACGCGATCTGGTCGCTTGACGCGCCCTTCCCTGAACTCTGCAACCCTGCGTCTGGTGTAGCACAGCCAGCGCACGGTGGTCAATGCAGATTGCGCCTTCAGGCTGAGCGGCGGGCCGCTCGGTGCATTCAGAGTAGGTTAATGACCGAAATGGATTACTGAGCGGCCAAGCCTACCCGATGTGCTCTATCGTTTGCTGATAATCCTCGCCTTATACGCCAGGTGGGCGGCGATGGGGCGCATCGGGCAGGCCGTTTCGGTAATGAGGATTGTCTAAAGTGAAGAAACGCTTCCGAATCATCACAGATAAAGATGTCGAAATGCAGCCAAATGGCCTTGGCGACTGCGATTGCGACTGCGATTGTGCGTGCGCAGATAAAGGCCAGGAGAGGCCAACCCGAATGGCGATGAACTGGTTGCAGCAAATGCGGAAGAAGTTTCAATGGGAATCAGAACACGCCAAGGCGAGGCGGCAGCCACATCATGCCGACCGGAAGCGCAAAGCTGCGCGCAAGATGGCTGAGAGGTCGCGCAAGGTCAATGAGAGGCCGGGCGTGATGATGAGGCGACATTGCAAGAGATGAACGAAAGAAAAGAGAGGAGAAATGATGAATAACGTGTTTCGGGTCACTATTCATTATCATAATCATGGGGAGATAATCTCCAAGGTAAATGTCATCGCATCTGATGACGTGAAGGCGCGGACAGCCGCATTAGTTGAGAAAGCCCGTGACTTCAAAGAAAATCTGCTCAAAATGCCAAAGATTGAATACTGCGAAATTGAATTCATTTGCAAAGCAGTTTCAGCCTAGCGGCAAGCCGACATGATGATGGCCGAGGCGGATCTGGCGCGGCTGCACCAACGGGAGCAGGCGTGGGATAGCCGGCAGCGGTTCGTGTTCGCGTGGAATGACATTGTGCACGATCCGCGCCGGCGGCTGGCGAATGCAATCGAGCTCGAGGTGCGGGCGAGGCTGGAGGCGCGCAATCTGGCGGTGGGCCGGCGCGCTCGGCACAAGGAGCACTTTGACTTGCTGGCGCAGGGGGTGCGCGTCGAGGTCAAGGCGGCGGTGTGGGGCGGCGAGAAATACCTGGCGAACCTGCATGATAACCAGGCGGACGTGGTGGTGATGGCGTGTCTGGACACGTGCGAGCTGGGGCTGGTGGCACCGAGGTTTTTCGTGATCCCGTTCGAGGCGGTGGGACAGCGGACGATCACGATCCGGCCGCGAGATCCGACGGGCCACGTGGGGCGGTGGATGCGGTATTTCGAGGCGTGGGAGATCGTGGACGAGCTGGTGGCGGCGGGGCGGAATGCCTGGCAGCCGACCTTGTGGGAGGCATGACATGGAGCGTATCGTTCAAGTCGGGACTTTGGCCGCATTTCGCGCCGAAGTGCCTGCAATCGGGGGACCGCCGGTGCGCCTGAATCAGACCGAGCGGAGTGACGTGACCGATGGGCGATTTCAGATTCCATACAAGGAGATCGAATTATCACTGCAGGGGATCAATGCGCGCGATGAGATCGTGTGGCTGATGTGGAGTTATCGGTTCGATTTCCCCGGCGATGAATTTATGAATCGCAAAGGTCATTCGGTCTATCAATTGATGCCGGACATGAGAACCATGGTGGAGACTTGGTTGAGAGAGCGCTGTTACGAAGTGATGTCGGGCCAATATGCGCTGCCCAAGAACATTGTGCTGATGCGGGGATCATTCGAGTGCGTGCGGTTCGTCCAGGATGGCGACGAGGGATATCGGTTGGAGGCCGTGGAGTAGGAAAATGATCAAGTACGCATCGAACACGCTGGTCTCGACCACACGGAGCAAAGAGGAGATCGAGCGGACGCTCAAACGATTTGGGGCGAGCGACGTGTTGTGCGTGGAATGGCGCGGCAAGGGGGCGGTACTATTTGAGTTCAACGGCAAGCGCGTCCGGATCACGGCGGACTTGCCCACCATCGTCACGACGCCCAAGGGTCGCAAGCCGCGCCATCCCGAGCAGGCATTGGAAACGGCGGGTCGTCAAATCTGGCGGGCGCTGTTGGTGACGATCAAGGGCCAGATGACGTCCATCGAGGCTGGGATCAAGACATTCGAGGCGGCATTCATCGGCGATATTTTGCTTAGCAATGGGCAGACGGTCGCTGAGTGGGCATTGCCCCAGGTGGAGCAAGTTTATTTGACTGGCGATATGCCGCCGATGTTATTTCTGTCAGGACCTAGATTAGAATAGGAGGAAATGATGCAACGCATGATGCTGATGATCTTGATCGTTGTCGTGTTGTCAATATTGATTTCGTTGCCCGTGGCGACATTGGCGACGTTCACGAGTCCGGTGCCACCGCCGCCGAGGCCACCAATCCAGGAGTGCTCGAATGATGCGTGCGTATGTGAACGGTTTGGGCGATGTGGGCGGGAGCGGGATGATGCGCCAGCGGTGATGATCGTTCTGCCGACGCCGCAGCCGGTGATGCGAGTGATCGCGCCAATGCGGCGCTACAGCGCGCCGCTGCGCCTGTGGCGGTCGGTGCGGGTGAATCGGCGTTAATCTCCTTCTGACGATTTCGCGTAGCAATAGCGTGCAATGCGCACGCAGACGTGGCCGACCGGTCATTTTCATTTTCGCTTCACGCCGCTTAAAATGACGAATAACAAAGTAGACAAAATTGAGCCGTCTGCGGTTTGGCAGGAGGCGCTGGGCGAGCTGCAACTGCAACTGACCGGGGCGACGTTCGACACGTGGCTGCGGCGCAGCTCGGCGGTGGCGTTCGAGGGCGATACACTGATTGTGGCGGTGCACAATCAGTATGCCCAGGATTGGCTGGAGAACCGGCTGCTCTCGACGATCGAGCGGACGCTGACGGGGATCGTGGGGCGCACCATCAAGGCGCGGTTTGTGGTGCGGACGCGCGAACTGCCAGCAGTGATTACGCCGGATGCGCCGAGCGCGCCCGCGATCGCGGCGCCGACGTCGCCGTCGGTGACTGCGTCACCGATGGCCACGCCGGCGGCATTGCCTGAGATGCCGGCGCTGGGGGAGGTGGGATTTTTTCCGGTATCTCGATACGAGTGCACGTTCTGGGCGCCGCACTTGGGGCGGGTGGCATGGCGAGTGTGGGAGATCGTGCGCGCGGCGGATGTTCGGCGGGAGAAATCGGAGTGGACGAACGAGCGGCGGTGGAGCGCGCCGGCGCTGGCGCGGCTGGTGCCGTGCGGGTCGCAGGCGGTGGCGGGGGTGACGCGGGCGAATGGCCGCCAAGCGGGGGCGCTGGAGCGCCTGGCCGAGGTGGGCGTGGGGCAGTATCGCCGGCAGGGCGATCCGCGTGATCCGCACACGATTTACGTGGTGCAGGTGCGGGTGCGGTTGCCGCTGCTGACGCCCGTTGCGGTAATGCAGCTTTCCGAAACTCTACGATTGCAGCACGACCGGTGGTTGGAGGAGTATGGGTTCGATCCTCGGGCGTGGTTTGTGGAATGAAACATGGAACTTGAACCTATCAGCATCATTTTCTTGGAATTCGTGGTCATGGTCGGCATGGGGATCGTGGCGCTGATCGCGGTGGGGGTCATCGCGGCGTGCGTGATCGGCGGCAGGTCGGATGCCCACTTGGACGAATAGAGTTACGGGGCAGTTACTGGTGCAAATGCACGAGTACTAGTCGTGCAAATGCACCGGCCACAACACTAAATCGTGTAGTGGCCGGTGCAAATGCACGAGTACTAGTGGTGCAAATGCACGACTAGAACACGGGTAAAGGTGGCGCGGCTGGTCACGGCGCTGGCCGGGGTTTCTCCTCCTTCCCCCGGCCGGTTCCCCCTTCGGGTCTGAGCGCCTGCGTGTATCCATGCACGCAGGCGCTCTCTTGTGGGGAATGTACCGGTGATTTCATGTCCGCGTGCATCGGTTTACCGGTGGGGATGTGGATGGCGGCATCGCTTTACCGGTGCATTTGCACGGGTATACCGGTGCATTTGCATGGGCCCAGGGGGTTAATAAAAGAAAAAGAAACAATTGGAAGAAGGAATAAGAGATATCTCTCTTTAAGAAGACGGAGGACGAAGGACCGAGGACGGAAGGGGAAGGACGGAAGGGGAAGGACGGAGGACGGATTTCATCTTGACACTTGACACGGCGGGGGATTTCGGTTATACTGTTTTCATCACGGGAACGGGCGAGCCCACGGCTTGCCCCTACAATTGAACACGCGCAATCCCAGACCCACCGGGGGGATTGCGCGTGTTTTTATTTGGAGGTTAACATGCCACAGAATGTCCTCGAATTCCTCACAGCGTTTGTCTTGCAAGCCTGGTCTTACGCGGGCGTCAAGGTCATCGTTTGCCACACGCTGATCAACGTGATCGTCGCCATCGCCGTCGCGCTCAAATCGAATTCGTTCGAGCTGGGCCGCGTCGGCGAATTTTTGATTCGGAAGCTGGCGCCGTACGTGCTGGTCTATTACGTCGTGAAAGTCGCCGGGGAGGGCGCGGGCGTGGCCTTCCTGGCGCCGGTCGTGTGGACCGTGATCGAGGCGACATTGACGGGCGATCTGCTGGATAACTGGGGGCGGCTCGGATTGCCGCTGCCGACGGCGATCCAACAGTTCGTGGTCAAGCATGACTGAAGCTGTCGAGCTCATCCACGCCGCCGAGCGGCTCGTCCGCATCGAGAGCAGCCAGGCGCAACTTGCCGATTCATTCACTCAATTGCGCGCCGAATTGACGCGCTTGCTGTCCGAGATGCGCGAGCAAACCACACAGGCGACGAGCATGGCCACCCTAATGCGCCTCGAGTGCGTACGGCGCGGGGAGCAATCCATACAGATGAGCAAATTGCTGGCGCAGCACGATGATCGCATCGAGGCGGTCGAAAAGATGGCGCCGGCGTTGCGGATTCTTTCGTGGGTCGGGACGGCGCTGGCGGGATCCATCATTGCGCTGATCTGGGCGATCATCACCGGTCGCGCGGACGTGGTGTTCAAATAATGGCGTTGCACATTTGCCTGGCCGATGTGCTGAGACGGGAGGCCGCTGTGGATGATTTGATCGAGCAATTGGTGGGGCGGCTGGCCGAGGATGAATGCTGGCAGGGCAATCTGACGGACGACGAGCGCAAGGCGGCGCTGGATTGGGCACGCACACAACTGCGCTCGCAGGTGAATGAATGGTTCACCGCGATGCGTGGGCGCCTGCGGTCATTGGGGGCGCTGATGAATTCAGATTGCATCGAGCGGGCTGCGGTGCTCGAGGCGTGGTTGGAGTAATTTCGATTAGCGTAACTGCGGGAGGGCGCGATGTTTGACCTGAACGAACTGAAGGCGATGGGATTTTTGCGGTGGCCGACCGAGACGCCGGGCCGGATCACGGCCAAGTTTGGGGATACGGATGCGAACACGGAGCGGCCGATGCCGTGGGCCGTGGGCGGACACGAGGGTACTGATCAATCATTGCCCATCGGCGTGCCGGTGAAGGCGTGCGCGGCCGGGTACGTGGTTGAATCCGGTATGCTGCAAAATTCGGCAGGGGTCGTGGGCAGCTACGGGCTGCGGGTGGCGATTGACCACGATCCGCCGGAGGGATTCATGCCGGCCGGATGGAAGATCCGTACCTGGTATTGCCACCTGAGCGAGTGCACGATCTCGATAGGAAATTGGGTGGATAAGGGACAGGTAATCGGCCTGAGCGGGAATACGGGATCGAGCACCGGGCCGCATCTGCACCTGATGGTGCAGTTCGTGCCGCCGCTGCCGCCGGGGTTGAACGAGCGGCTGCGCGGGGTGCTGGACCCGCTGCTGGTCATCAAGATGCCGGAGTGAGATGAATGCCAAAGTTTCAAAGTAATTATTGGCGGGCACATCGTTGCGAGATTCGCAAGAGCATCATCAGAACGATCAAGCAACATAACTATGGGAATCGCCCGCCAGTGAGGAAACAAATCACGCCCCCGGTCGCGCGTCGAATCATGCAGGTTCCGCTGCGAAGGAAGTAATCCCCTTCGAGGGGATAATGTTCATTACCTTTACTGTGTGGGATGATGAAAAAGAGAGTCCAACCTAAACGAGCCAGACGCGCGCTCCAGGTGCAGTTGCAACTGTTTGACGCCGGGGCGGACGAGGGCGCGGGGCGCGTGATCCTGGATGCGCTGGACGAATTCTTGAAGGACAAACCGGCGTGGCGGGATGGGTTTGATTTTCTGGTGTCGAACAATATCGCATCGAGGGATGCGCTCGTCGTCACGTGGATGTCGCTGAGCAAGAAACAGCGGGGGCCGTTCAAGACGCGCGAGGAGTTTGCACAGAACGTGATGGGCGTGTGCCGGGCGGTGACGTATCAGTGGGAGAGCCGGGCGCAGTACAAGTTGTTCGGGAAGGCGGTCACGTTCGACGAGATGGCGGAGGTGCTGCGGCTGAAGCGGATGCTGGATGGGATCGGCGACGTGGACGAGACGCTGCATCGTGGGGCGATGAAGGTGATGCCCTCGCCGGGATGGGTGAGGCTGTACTATCAGCGGGCGGGGGTGTTGGAGGATGTGGAGCACGTCAAGTTGGCCAACGAGGGCGGCCAACCGCTCGAGATCAAGCGCGCGGACGAATTGAGCGATGATGAACTTGCAACCATCGCAGGCCGAGGCGGCCGAGGAGCTGCTGAGGCGGCGTGAGGCGCGTAAGCGCCTGGTGAACTTTACCAACTATACATTCCCGCAATATGTGGCTGAACCGGCGCACGAACTGATCGCCGAGACGCTCGACCAGGTGGTGGAGGGGCGGCTTGCGCGCGTGATGTTTTTCGCGCCACCGCAGCACGGGAAGTCCGAGCTGGTGAGCGTGCGGTTGCCGGCGTATTGGCTGGGGCGGCGGTCCGACGATCCGATCATCCTGACGAGTTATGCGGCGAGCCTGGCTGAGGACAAATCGCGCCAGGCGCGGCGGATCGTCGAGAGTGAGGAATACCAGCGGCTCTTTTTCGAGGTGGGCACGCCGCGCGATTCGCGCTCGGTGGGGCATTGGACCATCGAGGGCAGGCGCGGCGGGATGCTGGCCGCGGGCGTCGGCGGCCCGATCACTGGCCACGGGGCGGCGCTTGGCATCATTGACGATCCGTTCGAGAACTGGGAGCAGGCGCAGTCTCAGACGATGCGCGACAAGGTGTGGGACTGGTGGAAGTCTACCTTTCGCACGCGCATCTGGGAGAACGGCGCGATCGTCCTGGTGATGAGCCGCTGGCACGAAGATGATCTGGCCGGGCGGCTGATCGGCGAGCAGGGCGACGAGTGGACGATCATCCGCCTGCCCGCATTGGCCGAGGCGCAGGATGAGCGCGACGAGAGCAATAAGCGGCTCAAGCTGGCGACTGGATTGGGCGATGCGCTGGGGCGCGCGCCGGGCGAGCCGCTGTGCCCGCGACGATTCAGCCGAAATGCGCTCGACGCGATCAAGCGCGACGTGGGTAGCCAGGTATGGAATGCCGAGTATCAAGGCGTGCCGCGCGCGCCCGAGGGCAACCGATTCAAGCGGGCCTGGTTCTCGATTGTGCGTGCTGCGCCAGTCAATGCTCGGCGGATACGTTATTGGGACAAGGCAGGCACATCCGGAGGCGGCAAGTTCACGGCGGGTGTGTTGATCGCCGAGGCGGACAAGCATTATTACATCGAGGACGTCGTGCGCGGGCAGTGGTCGGCGTTCGAGCGCGAGAACACGATCTTGCAAACGGCCAAGCTCGACACCCAGCGCGGGCACGTAGTGATCTGGCACGAGCAAGAGCCGGGCAGCGGTGGCAAAGACAGCGCAGACGCGACGACGAGTAACCTGGCCGGATTCACGGTGCACGCGGATCGGCCCACGGGCGACAAGGACGTGCGGATGGAGCCGTTCGCGGCTCAGGCGGAAGCGGGAAATGTTTTTCTGGTCGAGGGCGCGTGGAATCAGGCCTGGCTGGAGGAGATTTGCGCGATCCCCAGCGGGGCGTTCCGCGACCAGGCTGACGGGACATCGGGCGCGTTCAACAAATTGGCGGGCGCGCGCCACACTGGCTTTTCATACGAGTATTGATAATGACAATTAGCATCACAGAACTGGCTTACCTGCAGTGGCTGCTGGGCGAGGAAAAGACTCAGCAGAAAAACATCTTGCGGGCGCGCGAATATTATGACGGCGATCAGGACGTGCGGCTGACGGACCGCCAGCGCCAGTATCTCGGCTTCGAAAAGGGCGGCGAATTCTGCTTGAATTATTGCGGCGACGTGGTGGATTCGGTCGTCGAGCGATTGCAAATCAAATCGTTCGCGGCGCCGGAGCAGGCGGTCAGTGAGTGGACCACCAAAACGTGGATGCTCAACCGGATGGACGCCGGGCAGCGCAATGTCCACGCGGGGGCTGTTCTGGATGGAGAGCATTTCATGATCGTGGACTGGGACGCGACGACCAGGCGCATTCGATTCTATCCTCATCCACGCTACACTGATCCGAGCGTCGAGGGCACCGGGTTCGGGTGCAAGGCGCATTATCCTGACGGCGATTCGAGCCAAGAAATGGAATTTGCGAGCAAGCGCTGGACCGAGACGACGGTGGACGAGTCCAAGCAGCGGCGGACGCTGCAGCGGATGACATTATATTATCCTGACCGGATCGAGAAATACGTGATGGGCAAAGGCGGCGAGTGGGTTGAATTCAGCGAGCCGGGTCAGGCGTGGCCGGTGCGGTGGGTTGACCAGGCTGGCAAACCGCTCGGCATTCCGGTGATCCATTTTCGGAATCCGGCGCTACGGAGTGAACTGTGGAATGCGTTCTATGTCCAGGATGCCATCAATAAGACGGCGCTGGATTTGCTGGCGGCGGGCGACACGGCGGGCTTTCGTATCTTGTTTGCGCACGGATGGCTCGCAACGACAGATGGAAAGGATCCGGCCAGCGATGGAAGTAACCTGTTCAAGATCGCGCCGGGGCAGATCATTGGCTCGCCGGCTGCGGATGCCGGGCTGGATGCGATCGAGCCGACGGACCTGTCGAAGCTCGAGGACGTGCTGAATGGCTGGATCATGCGCCTGGCGCAGGTGACGGGGACGCCGGTCAGCCGCTTCCAGATGACGAAGCAGATCGCGGCGGAGGGGACACTCAAGCAGCAGGAATCAAAACTGATCGCCAAGGTCGAGGACCGGCAGGTGACGTTCGGGAATGCGTGGGAGGATTGCCTGGACGTGGCGCGGCGGATGGCGAACACGTTCGGCGCGGCGGGGCTGGATGAGGAGGCGCAGATCGAGAGCCAGTGGAACCCGGCGGCGGTGCGGGATGAGTCGGCGGAACTGGAGCGGATCGCGCTGAAGCGGGAGAAACTGCAGGTGCCACTCTTCCAGGCTTGGGCGGAGGCGGGGTATAGCCCAGAGCAGATTGTCAAGATGTTGGCGAGTCCAGAGATCCAGAATCTGACGTTCGCGACCTATCCGGGGGCGACCGGTGGCTGATCTGGCTGGACGCAGCGGATGGGAGGAGCGATTGCGGGCGGCGATCGCGGGCTTGCAGCCGGGGCAGTTGCAGCGGCTGATGGCCGAGATGCGGCTGCGGAAGGATCTGAAGGGCGCCGATGTGCCCGAGGAATTGTGGGCGCAGTTCAATGCAGAGACGCGGGCGGCGATCGAGCCGATTCTGACGCAGGTGTTTATCGAGTCGGCGGTGACGGCGGCGGCAGCCTATCCGACGCTGGCGGTGGATTGGACGCTGATCAATGTGCGGGCGGCGGAGTGGGCGACAAGGTATGCGTTCGACCTGGTGAAACTGATTGACAGCACGACCCGAGACGGGTTGCAGGCTGCGATCAGCAACTATTTTCAGACGCCTGAATCAATGGGTGATCTGCGAGCGGCGATTGCAAAGTTCATCCCGACGATCCAGGACAAATTGGGGCGGACGCTATACGCGACGACGCGCGCGGAGATGATCGCGACGACTGAGGTGACGCGGGCGGCGACGCAGGGGGAACTGGCGTGGGTGCGGGAGATCAAGGTGGACAATCCGGGGATCAAGATGCGGGAGATCTGGCAGACGAATCAGGACGAGCTGGTGTGCCCCGAGTGCGGTCCGCGCCAGGGGAAGATGATCGAGGGGCACGATTTCCCGCCGGCGCATCCACGGTGCCGATGCTGGACGAACACGGAGATCGCGGGGATTCGGTCATAGACAGATGACCGTTTCGGTAATGCGGGTTAGCCGTACAGAGGTGAGCGATGGCTGAGGAAGCGAAGGTCCCGAGCGGGTGGGTGGATGAGGCGTGGGACGGCAGCGCAGGGCAGTGGGCCAGCGCGGCGGAGTACGCGGACGCCTGCCTGATCAATTTGAATGAAGGGGCGCGCGACCAGTGGACGAAGGAACTGGCGATGCTGCCCTATAAGAACCCGAATGGCAAGACGAACGTGCGCGGCGTGATGGCGTGCGCAGGCGGACGGGGGCTGATGCGGGTGCAGAGGCCGGCGGGCGTGTCCGCGGACATGTGGTCGGCGGCGAAGCGGAAGGCGGCGAAGAAGTTGGTCGGCTTGTATGACGACATGGGCCGCCAGGCGCCGCCGGTGATCTATCGCGCGGCTGGAATGAAGATTCCGCAGTGATGCGGTGAAAATTCTACAAGGGAGGTCGAGATGGCCGAGGGACAAATTGTCAGTACGGGCGGGATGCCCAATACCGATGCTGCCGGCGAGACGCCAGCGGCTGTGACAGTGCAACCTACGACGACGACGCCGACTGCTGAGGAATTTCAGGCGCAACTCGACGAGATGCGCAAGCAATTGAAGGCGGTCAACGCCGAGTCGGCAGGACGCCGGAAGAAACTCGAGGAGATCGAGGCGGCGGAGGCCAAGCGGAAACAGGCTGAACTGAGCGAGGTGGATCAGCTCAAAGCCAAACTGGCCGTGCAGGAAAAGGCGCGGCTGGAGGCTGAGGCCAAGATGAGTGAGGCGCTCATCCAGCACGCGGTCGAGATGATCGCGGCGGGGATGAAGTTCCATAAACCTGCAGTCGCTTATGCGCTGCTCGACCTGGCCGGGATATCTATCGGCGAGGATGGCAAGGTGACCGGCGCGGAGGATGCACTCAAAAAGCTGGTCAAAGAGCATTCATATCTCGTGGATACTGGCGCGACGGCGGCGCCGGAGACGGATGCGAGCATACGCGGGAGCGGCAGGCCCGATCCGAAGTATGCTGAGGATATCCGCAAGCGATATCGAATTCCAACAGGATAGGAGGCCAAGATGGCCAATGAGGTTACGGTTACTATAGCTGACGTGCGCCCGTTGACGGGCGCGGTGATCCGCCGGGCACAAGCCGGGGAGGCGCTGGCATTCGGCGATGTCGTGTACATCTCGAGCGCGACGGGCGACATTCCGATTGTGTCCAAGTGCGTGCCGGGCACGCTGGCGACCGGCCACGCTTACGGCATCGTCGTATCGGGCAACCTGGGCAATACCAGTGTGGCGTCCGGCGAGGCCTGCGACGTGGTGGTGCTCGGGCCTGTCACCGGTTACAGCGGGATGACGCCGGGCGCGACGATCTGGGCGAGCAGCGACTCGTCGGGCAGGCTCTCGACGGCGGTCGGCGCGAAATCGTGCATCCTGGGCGTGGCGGAGAGCGCCACGACCGTTCTCGTGCGGCCGGCTCAGGTCGTGCGAGCTACTTAAGGGCAGGCAGAAGGCTTACCCCTACAGGTGAGGTGAGGAATGGGGAACATTACTGTTACTGCGGCTGACGTGCGTCCCCTGGCCGGCGCGGTGATCCGGCGCGCGTGCGCGACCGAGGCGTTGGCGTTCGGCGACATTGTCTACATTGACAGCGCGACCGGCGCGATCCCGAACGTGAGTAAGGCGGTCGGGACCGATCTGGATACCGGCCACGCTTTCGGCATCGTCGTGTCGGGCGCGCTGGGCAATACCAGCGCGGCGGCCGGCGAGGCGTGCGACGTGGTCGTGCTGGGGCCGGTGACCGGTTACTCGAGCATGACGCCTGGCGCGACGGTGTGGGTCAGCGATACGGCGGGGCGACTGAGCACCACCGTGGGGACGAAATCGTGCATCCTGGGCGTGGCGGAAAGCGCTGCGACCGTTCTCGTGCGGCCGATCGAGGCCGTGCGATCCACGTAGTAGGGCAGGCACAAGGCCTGCCCCTACGGGTTGAGGTGAATCATGGCGACTTTGGGACCGAACGATCTGAAACAATGGGCGCTGCCGGCTGGATGGGACGCGGCCCGTTTGAAGCAAATCTCGCTGCAGTCTGGTGAGACTTATGAGCAACTGATCGGCGACATCACGCAGGGACTGGCGATGCAAAACGCGGCACTGCTCAATAACCCGTTGGTGGCGGGATTGATCTCCACCACGCAGGAGCCGACCGTCGAGTATGCGTGCGGCGTCAGCAACGGCTTCGAGGATCATACCGAGTACGGGACGCCGGATGCCAAGCGCGGCCTGACGACCGGCCACATGCTGCCGCTCTTGCCGTACGACCGCAAGCTCGGCTGGACGTGGGATTTCCTGCGCAAGGCGCGCCGGGCGCAGATTGACAACGACATCGCGTCGGCGATGACGGATCTGCGCGACGTGTGGGAGAAGAAGGTGCTCACGCGCCTCTTCAAGAGCACCTACGATGCGATCGGCAGCGCGGGCAAGTCCATGCCGTTTGCGGATGGCGGGACGGCGGACAGCACGTACGTGCCGCCCAACCGGCCCGATCGCGCGTCGGCGTTCGCCTACACGCATAGCCATTTCCTGCGCTACGACGGCGTGACTCAGGCAAACATCGAGCTGGCGATCGCGCACCTGTGGGAACACGGGCACGATGGGCCTTACGATCTGCTCGTGGCGCAGGCGGACCTGGGCGATTGGTCGAACACGAGCAATGTCACTGGCTGGGTCAAGCGGGCCGACGCGGCGATCCGCTACGGGACGAACGTTGACCTGGCGAACGTGGCCGGAGATTACCTGGGCGTGGTCGAGACCAAGTACGGCTCGGCGCGCTTGCGGGCGACCGGGCGCGTGCCGACGAAGTATTGGTCGGTGTACAAGTCGCCTGGGAACCTCGACCAGCGCAATCCGCTGCGGGTGTACGAAAGCCCGACCTATGGGCTGGGCTGCATCTTGCTGGCGGGCGATCACATCCGGCAGTTCCCGCTGGAGCAGGCGATCCTGTTCTTGGAGTTCGGCGTGGGCGTGGGCGAGGACCGCACGGCGGCCGCGTGCGTGTATAACCACGACGACAACCTGTACGTGATTCCGACGATTAGCTGAGCGAGTCAGCGAGTCAGCGAATCAGCGAGTCAGCGAATCAGCGAATCGGCGAATCAGTAAAGGGGGCGACTGGCGCAAGCCTCGCCCCTACGGATAACCGTCATTACCAAAACAAGGGGCGAGGACAAGCCTCGCCCCTACGGGGGAAAACATGAACCTGAATAAGAAATATATCGGCTGGGCATTGGTTGTGCTGGCGATCCTGGTCGCCGGCTATCTGGGCGTGAGCTATCCGATCCCTGCGCCGCCGGCGGCGATCGGCAGCCAGGGATTGGCTGTGACCCGATTCAATCAGGCGGTGCAGTTCTTGATGCCGGTCACGTTCAACAACACTGAAACGCACGCGGGCGCTGTGGCACTCAATGGCGGCCTGACGATGGACACTGACAAGTTTTCCGTCGCGGATACGACGGGGCAAGTCATCATGGCGCCGGTGGCAGATTCTGATGCGGCCAACTATGATAACTTGTTGCTGATCGAGCACGCCCTGGTTGGACTCGGAACGAAAGATCGCGTGTATGGCATTGACGTCGAAATGTCACGTGCAGCAGGTTATAACACCACCAACGGCGACCATGACGATGCTGGAATCAAGGTCCGCATGATCAACAAGTCTACTGCAAACGCGATCGGGACAGTGCTGCGTGGCATAGATGTCAATGTCAAGAATGACAACCCGAACGGGGCGATCACGACCTTGAGCGGCGGGACATTCACGGCGCAGACCGACACAGGGTCTCCGCCGGCGGGCAATACCTCGACCGCGTACGGGCTGCAAGGACGGATCACTGCGAATGCGCCGATTACCGACTCGGCCATCGTCGGCGATTTTCAATATTTCCGACAGACGGCGACGGTGCCGACTATTGAGGGCGTGCTCCAAGTGAGAAATTCATCCACGACCGGCGCCGGTGCGGATTTCGGCATCAAGATCGCGAGCGACTATTCCACCACGCTCACTACCGACGATTTTGACTATGGCATTGACATGGATTCTGCCACGGTGACTGTGGCTGATGTGCGCCTGTCGAATAGTAACGTCATCGCGGCCACTGAGGGCCAGGTCGTGTACAACCTGCGAAGGGAGCTCACGGCTGCTGAGATTCACACTGGCGCGACCGTCATCACCGTGCCGGCTGGACTCTCGTTCAGGCTCGTCGGGGCAAGGGCTGTGGCGACGGCTGCAACGTGCACGACTAGTACGTCAGTGGATCTCATCGCCAACACGACTCACCTGGTTGTATTTGCGACTGCGAGCCTGGTGCGGAGCACTGTGTTGGAGGATGGCGAAACTGGCGCGACTGTTATCGCGGATGGAGCGAGTTATACCGCGCAGACAGCTGGACAGGACATCACGATCGCTGACGTCACCGGCACGACTGCAGGTTGCACCAGCGTGATCTTCAATATAACTTATACGCTGCAGTAAATCACACACAAGTTGACGAGATCAGCTCGTGTAGGGAATGCCACGATGATCCAAACATCTACCGGTTTGCCCAACACGTGCTCACGGTGCGGGAAATGCTGCACTGGCGAATGGTGGGCTGAGCACGAGGACGCGGCTCGATCCGGGGCTGGACTGTGCGATGGGTGCGCCCAGCCGGCTGCGCCTGCTGCACCTGCAACGCCGATTCGCTATGAGCCCGTCGGCGAGACGCTGACGCGGGTGCAGCCCCCGAGTACGAAGCGAGGCAAGGTCAAGTGAGTTTCACTTACGATACCGCAACGGACATCGGCAAGGTGCGCTTCGCCATCGGCGACGTGACGAGCGGGACGGGGATCAAGCCGGATGGGACGAATCTATCCGACGAGGAGATCCAGCTTCTGCTGACGCGCGAGGGGAGCTGGGGCGCGGCGGCGGCGGCGTGCTGTGAGACGCTGGCGGTGTGGTATGCGCGCGTCGTGAATATCGCGGTGGGGCCGCGGCGGGAGGACCTGGGCGCGATCCGCCAGGCGTATGCCGATCTGGCGGCGCGGCTCCGCCTGCAATATGGCGGCGGCGGCGTGGCGCACGGGTTCAGCGCGGGCACGATCCGCGTGGATGGCTATAGCCAGGACGTGGCGAGCGATGCGGTGACGCCGGCGCTGAACACGGTGAACGTCGGCCAGCCAACTGAATATGGCGGCCGTGTGATCTATGTCATTACGTGAGGTGAGATGATGAACGAGAACACGAAACGCACTATCGCCTGGGTGGTGGTCGTGCTGGCGATCCTGGTCGCCGGCTATCTGGGCGTGAGCTATCCGATCCCTGCGCCGCCGGCGCCGGTCGTGCTGGAGAGCCAGTCCGTGCAAGGGTGGGAGCGTGATTTTGCGACGGGCGTCATCAGCTACACGGCGGATGGATTCGTGGGCAGCTCGTACAACTGGCATCGTGGAGAATGCCCGTTCGATTACGCCGATGTGTATTACCTGCTCGATCTGGATGCGACGGTCAACACGACCACGCTCAAGGTGTACACGTCGCTCGACGATGTGTACTGGACGCCCTACGTCGGCAAGAATGATGCGGGGATGACGGACGGCAGCGCGAATATGGCCACGGCGAACTCGGCGACGGGCGACTTGTCGGGCACGGTGACGCTCAGAGTGCAGATGCCCTACGTGAAGTTTTACTTTGACGTGACCAACACGTCGCCGGTTACGCCGACCATCAAGGTCTATTTCAGGTAGTCCCCTCTTCAAGGGGGTAATGCCGATTATCGCAACGAGGTAGATATGCCAGCGACGATTCGGTTCGAGGGGCTTGAGTCCCTGATGGGGAAGATCGAGAGCTTGCAGCAGGTGCGGATGATCGCGGCGGGGATCAAAACGGCGGCGCTGCACATCAAGGGCAAGATCGCGCAGTATCCGCCGGTGAAACGGCTGACGCGGGCGAGCGTGTACGGCTCGTCATTTCAGACGGACAAGCAACGGCGATATTTTTTCTACGCGTTGGCGAAGGGCAAGATCGAGGTGCCGTATCGCCGGGGCGAATCGCCCGGCAGCCGGACGTTGGGACGACGTTGGACGATTGCGACGAGCAACAATGGGTTGACGGCGATCGTGGGGAATAACGCTCCGTATGGGCCGCTGGTGCAGGCGAAGGACCGGCAGACGCTGTACCACAAGGCAGTGGGATGGCAGACGGACGAGGACGTGGTCGAGAAGGAACGCGGCGCCGTCGTCCAGTTCATCCAGTACGAGGTTCAGCGGGCGATGAGGGGCTGAGATGGCGCTGGATATTCAACCGGGGGATTTCCTGGTGGTGGGGACGACCGAGTATCCGATCAAGGCGGTGGCTGCGCAGGCGTTTCGCGTGGACGTGGGGGCGACATTCCCGATCCTGGCGACGGTGACGGCGAGCACGAAGCGTCCGCCGGCGGTGGCGAGCGGATTGCGGGGGGATGCGGTGACGAAGATCGCGAGCTTGAAGTGCACGCCGCTGGACACGGTGAGCGCGGACGTGGCGCTGCGGGCCGGGCTGAACACGCCGCACAACGTGCTGCAGACATTCTGCGATGGCGGCCGGTTGCAACTGATCGTCGAAAATTTGAGGCGATAGGGGGAGGGCGCGGAGACCGCGCCCCTACGGCGACATGGGATTCAATTCGGATAATCGGGAGACGCTGCGGGATGCGCTGGCTGCGCTGCTGACGACGGCGCTGGTGGGGACGGGGCTGCCGGCGCAGCACGTGTATGGCTATCCGATCGGGGATTTTGGCGGCGACTCGCCGGTGGTGGTGGTGGAATCGGCGGGGAGCGAGCGGGTGCGGGAGCAGGTCTCGACCAAGTGGCGGGACTGGTTTCACTTTAATGTGTTTTCATTCGTGCTGTGCGTGGATCCGGTGACGACGACGACGTGGGACGAGGATGACGCGGAGGACGCGCTGGACCTGATCGAGAAGAAGATGGCGGACGCGCTGATTGATAACACGGACGCCGGATCGCTGAACTTTTTCGAGCCGGTGGGGCGCTCGACGGTGGATCACATCGTGATCGGCGGGGCGGATTACCGGCGGGAACTGGTGCCGGTGCGGGGACGCAGGCTGATTGGGTGATGCACGATCAGGGGGATCCGGACGTAGAGCGCGGCGATGCCGAGCGGGAATTGCGCGAGCTGCGCGAGTTGTTCGATCTGGCGGCGATCCCGCAGGCGGAGACGCTGGTGGAGCGGGCGCGATTATTTTTGCGGATCATGGGCGATTCACGAAGGGCGACCTACGGCGAATCGCCCCTACAGGGAACGCGCATTACCAAAACGGGGAAGAGGAATGTCCGTGGACATAGCTGAGGTGAAGGTGATCGTGGGGATGCCGCCGGAGCGGAACATCCCCGAGCCGGTGTGGTGGCATTTCCTGGCGATTGCGCAGCGGGGATATCCGTTCATCCGGATCCCGCCGGTGCGGATTGACCTGGCGCGGAATCTGTTCGCTGCCCATTTTGTGCGGACGGCGACGGCGTACACGCACCTGGTGATGCTGGACATGGATCACGCGCACTGGCCAAATGTGATCGAGCGGCTGCGGGCGCGGGTGGCGGAGGATCCGAGCCGGCTGGTGGTGAGTGGGACGTATTTCCGGCGGTGCGAGCCGCATGACCCGAACGGGTGGATCGTGGACGCGGCGGGGCATTTCTCGAATCCGCTGGAGCAGACGCCGGGGGTGTACCGGCGGGACCGGTTGGGGCTGGGGTGTGTGATCATTGCGCGGGAGGTGTTCGAGCGCATCCCGCCGCCATGGTTTTATTTTATGTACGACGCGACGAACTGGGAACGCGGATTCGACGGGCACGGGGAGGACATTGTTTTTACCGGGCTGTGCCAGCAGGCGGGGATCGCATGCTGGCAGGACGTGGGGATCGAATCGCCGCACCTGGTGAACGGGTGGGTGACGCGGGAAACATATCTCAAATTCATCGAGGAACACCCCGAGCAATTCGAGGACGTTCCGATCTAGGAGGCTGATATGCCAGGGACGAAAAAGTTAAGCAAGATTCAGATGGGGCGGGAGAGCACGAGCGGCGACGCGGTCGTGGCGACGACGATCTGGCGCGGACTGGGCGTGCCCGACGATCTGCGCAAGACCGAGTTCGCGGAGGAGGATGTCGGTTATCTGAGCGGAG